TACTTGCCTGACACATTGCGGGCCGAGATGGAGTATTGCAAATCGATTGACTACGAAGCCTACGAACATATCTGGCTAGGCGAACCTAAGACACTCAGCGCGGCGTGTATCCTACGCGGGAAGTACCGCATAGAGTCGTTCCAGACGCCCGACAACGTGCGCTTTTTCTTTGGTGCTGACTGGGGCTTCTCTCAAGATCCAACGGCGCTTGTGCGAGCTTACATCCTTGGCAACACGTTATACGTGGATCAAGAAGCCTACGGCGTTGGCGTGGAACTTGACGAACTCCCGCAACTATTCGAGAAGGTTCCTGGCGCTAACACATGGCCGATCAAAGCAGACTGCTCCAGGCCGGAGACTATCGCGTTTATGCGGAGGCGTGGATTTAACGTCGCTCCTGCACGTAAATGGGCTGGAAGCGTGGAAGACGGGATCGCGTACCTGCGCGGATTCGAGCAAATCATTATCCACGAACGGTGCAAACATACTGCAGAAGAAGCGAAGTTATACAGTTACAAAACCGACCGAATAACCGGCGAAGTGCTGCCTGTTATCCTAGACAAGTGGAACCACGCAATCGACGCGTTAAGGTACTCGCTCGATGGGCATATTAAACCGCAGTATGACGGTCCTAAGATGTTGAAGGTGGGCGCGCTATGACCGACCAAGAAGAACTGGCACTGCTCGAACAGTTGGAGCGTGAGATTCGCGCGTCTGCAGAGGCTGCATACGAGGAACTGACGCAACGCGTTATCAATGGCGAGCCACCGCAAAAAGTGCTGAATGAGATTAACGAGCGAGTCATTGGCGAGCATAAGGAAGCGTTTGCGGCTGCGTTGTCGGAAGTGCTAGAAAGGTCGGTTGGATCGAAAGAAGCTGGGAATTGGCCGATCGGTGATATTACGTTATCGGAAAGGCTACACGCCAACGCCACTGCAACAGCATTGACGACCGCGGAAGTCATACGCCAGCACGTCGCGGCATTCGATCAAGCGAAGACTTTAGCGATGCAGTTATATGAAGGCTACGATTTTAATCCTACGGAATTGCTCAATCCAGCGAGGCCAAGTAAGGTGCTGCCGAAGTACCTAAAGCGCGCGATGAAAGATCCCGGCGTTAGATCATCCATCGTCCGCACTCTCAGCCGTATACAAGCCTCAACACTGCGCACGCCAGCGCTCAGAGCGGCATACCTACAGGCTATAGACGATGCGGCGCGTGGTGCTGGCGCTGAGCGCCTCAAGAAGCAATTGTGGGTCGCGTATCAAGAGAAAATGCGGTATGTAGCTAACCGTATTGCAACAACCGAGCTTCACTCGGCCTATGAAACCAAAAAGGCCGAAGGAATAATGGCGGATGAACAACTAAAGTGGGTGCAGGTGAGGATGAGTGCGTATCATCCGAAAACCGACTTGTGCGATTACTTCAGTTCGGTAAATTCGTATGGGAAAGGGCCGGGTGTTTACCCTAAAGGCAAGGCTCCGAAGCCGACTTATCATCCTTTCTGCTTTCCTGGAGATCAGACGATTACGTCATTCGGGAAAATCAGAGCGATTACGCGACGTTGGTATGATGGAGATGTCGTCATCATCACAACATCCTCCGGCCACGATCTTACCGCGACCCCGAATCACCCGATATTGACGACGCGCGGATGGATTGCTATTGGCGAACTCAAGGAAGGAGATTATGTAATCAATGGACGCGTCCGTCAAAGCGTAGGCTCTTGTAATGTTGAGCATCAGGACGTGCCAACCATGTTCTCCGAAATAGCGAATCCGGTTGGGAGTTCGTTCGAGGTGTCTGCCGCTAAAGTGCCAGCTTCCGCCGAATACTTCCACGGCGACGGGGAAGGCGGCGAGATCGCAATTGTACATACCGACTTGTGCTTGAGGAGTGATCGCAATTCCTCGATTTGTCAACGCATCATAAACGGCGCTCTCGTATTCGCTCATAATACCGCGAGCAGACTTTTTACTTGCCTTGTAAATCATTTCTTCTTCAGAACGCTTAGTTCCACGGAGTGCATCATGGGCGCTCTTGGCGAGAGATTGGCGCTGTTCTTTAGAAAGTTTAGACATCCTAATAAAGTTTGCTTCACTTCCGTTCCTTTGGCTGATTCCGTTATCTTCAAGAATTCTGCTTATCAAGCCCCTGGAGACACCGTACTTGAAGGAAACAGCCTGGCACGACATTCCTCCGACGTAATCCTCGATCACATCACCGGACTGGGACCAGATGACAGCATTGCGCTTTCTACGTATGCCAGAGACATGAGCGTTGATGTGTTGCGTAAAGTTAGGCGCACTAGATATGTTGGGCATGTGTATAACCTGGAAACGGAAGAGGGGTTCTTCGCTGTGTCTGGAATTATATCACATAATTGCCGGTGCGTGATTGTACAGCGTTTTGACTTGGATCAGGAAGACGAAACCAAGCGCAATGCGGCGGCAGAATCAAGTTATCTGCAGTCGCTAGACGATAAGGTATCGGCACGCATTCAGCGCGAACTGGCGCGGGCGCATGATTCCAAGAATCCGTATCGTGTGCGCACACTTAGCGACGTTATAACATAGCGTGGTATAATATGACATTGAGACAAACTCACATCAGGAATAATCGTGGCGGCATTTGATCCAATTCGATTCCGGTTTATAGCCGACGCGCTGAACGGTACAGGTGGGTTTGCTCCAGTCATCAAAACGGCTCAGGACGGCACTCAGCCGACGCTGACGTATACCGGAAGCGGTTTGGCGAGTTACCTTATCCGGTATCCACGCGAAAGCATCGAGAAGTTCACGCGTCGATGTGACGTGGCATGGTATCGCAATTTCTTGCTGCCAGCATGCCAACGCTTTGCGGGGTATCTTGCGCGTAAGCCTCCATCGCGCGAACTGAATAACAAATTCTTCGACGCTGTAGCGGACGATTGCGATTGGCGCGGAAACTCGCTCGATGTGTTTTGGCAATCTTTCACAATCGACGCCAAGGCGCGCGGGTCGATGTTGCTGTTGGTGGACATGCCGCGCAACGTGCCGAACGACGCCGGCACTCAACTGGAAGTGCGGGCCGTTCCGTATCTGGTAGCAATCGAACCGGAGCGAGTAAGCAGCTTTTCGTTGAACGAGCGCGGGTTGTTGGATGTTGTCGCGATTACGGATGTAACAGTGGACGGTGACGAAATACTCCGCGTGTGGTCTGCCAATGAATGGTGGATTCAAAAGCCTGGCAGGCTTGATGATTTATCGCTTCGCATTGAAGAAGGATTTCACGGGCTTGGCGTGTGTCCGGTATTAGCATTCTCAGAAATGGGCGACTTTCCGCACGTCGGAGCATTTGCACAGATCGCGGATCTTAGCCGGCGCTATTACAACGCAGCATCCGAACGCGATGAGATCCTGAGAAGCCAAACGTTTAGTTTACTCACGTATCAAGTACCGCCAGAACAGCAGGGTTTTGAAGCGGGCGACGTGGCCGAAGCCATCGGCACGCACAATATGTTGATACACCAAGGCGACGTTCCGGCGTTTATCTCGCCTGCCGATGGACCAGCGACGATTTACGGCGAAGTGCTGAAGGATCTGGAGGACACTATCCGGCGCGTCGCGTTGACAGTAGAACAGCCGGATCAAGCCGAAAGCGGGGTTGCTCTTACCATTCGATTTCAGGAACTCAACAGCACACTGACCGGGTTTTCCAAACGCATGGAAGATTTAGAGCGCCGCATGTGGGACGTGGTATGTCGGTGGCTGCGGATTAGCATGCTTCCAGAAATCTCGTGGGCCAAGTCCTACGAACTCGCCGACATTGAGCGCGAATTAACGACGCTGGATGCGATGAAGCTATCCGCGATGCCGGAAGAAGTCATAAAGGAGCAGATGAAAATTGTCGTGGGCTTACAGTTTAGTAACCTTGACTCTGCGCAACTTAATGAACTGCTGGACGCAGTAGACGGGCACGTTGAGCAAGTAACAGAAACTCCGGTATCGCGCACAGTTGACACGGCCGACAACGCGAACGACGATCCGAACCAGTGATTACGATCCTTCACCAACCCGATATATCGCGGATGATATCTGTAGTCAGTGGTCCGCAAGGGCCGCGCGGGTATACCGGAGCGACGGGTGCCGCAGGTCCGAAAGGCGACCAAGGGGATACAGGGCCTCAAGGCGCGCAAGGTTTGCAGGGTATTCAAGGACCGGAAGGTCCGCAGGGTCCGCCCGGTAGTGGTGGAACGGTTTCGAGTTTTTCCTATTTTCCAAGCGGGTGGTAAGCAGTGAGTAAGAGCAATACGACCGAAAACGATATTCTCAAGATGGTTCTGCAGGGCATTGACCCGTCGTGGCGGGCTGGAGCTACCTTGTACATCGCGCTTCATACAGGCGATCCAGGCGAGGCCGGAACAGCAGTTACTAACGAGGCCGACTATGGGTCTTATGCTCGCGTAGCAGTGACGAAGGCCAGCGGATGGACTGATAGCGGATCGACTTTTAGCAATGCTGGATTGTTGCAATTTCCGCAGTGTACAAGTGGAAACAATACATTGCAAAACTGGTCCGTTGTGACTACGCCATCCGGCGCTGGTCAGGTTCTGTATTCGGCGGCGCTCACGTCTTCGCTTGCAGTCTCTAGCGGAATTCAGCCGCAGTTCGCACCGGGCGCGTTGACCGTAACTGAGGACTAATGGCAGGCTTTCGCAACTTCCGCGAGTTAGTCGACGCTGAACTCGACGGGTGTTGCGCGTATTGGTCCTTTCGTAAGGCGTCGTCGCTGACGTTTGGTGCCGGGAACTGGGTTGACCTTAGCATGTCCCCAGGAAATCCGGTTCCGAACTATTATGCTTCGGCTCCTAATATCGCTGCCACGTTGTCGTGGTCAAACAACAACGGCATCCGCCACGCTGGAAGCGTAAGCCCGAAACGTCAATACCTTAAGCGATTGACTGTGATGCGCGTTGGAACTGCGGCGCGTTATATGCGACTCATGCTGCTTGATTATCTGATGTATTACCCGTTTCTTGATATGTCGGAAACGGTAGAGCAGCCGCTTACTAACTCGGTTTCACTGACTCGGTACATAGATGGCGCGGGCGTGCGGATCATGCCGGTTATCGTAGCGCAGCAAGTAGGTGGTGGTAATGTGAGGTTTCGCTATACCAACAGCCTAGGCGTAGCGGATCGCATAACGCCGTGGGCGCTGGTATCGACTGCTGCAACCGTGACTGGATCGCTCGCGACTGCAACACCGGCTGCGAACCTATCGGCGGGTCCGTTCATGCCTCTGCAGTCTGGCGACGCTGGCGTGAGATCCATAGAAGGGGTGGAATTCTCCGCACCTGATATTGGGTTGATTACGGCAGTCTTGGTTGCGCCACTATGCGAGATGCAACCGATTGACGCGGACCCGTGCGAGAAAAACTTTCCGCAGGATTTCGCGAAAATGCCGCGCATACAGGACGACGCCTACTTGAACTTTATTGCCTGCTGTTACGGTACGGCAGAAACGCGCACCATTCACGGTGACATAACAACGGTTTGGAATTGAGGACATAGTATATGGCCGGTTTTTCATCGATGGATGATTTTGTAAACCAAGTAACTGTCAATGGCAAGTTTTGGCGCGCTGACTGGAACAAGAATACCTTTGGCACAACCGCACATACTGCAGGGCAGTGGTATTGCCTATCTGGTGGCGGTGGCAATCCGACAGCCAACACTATATTCGGGACCGGGACAAACTTGTCGCTGCAGTGCTTAGGGTATGACGCGGTAGGCGCTGAAGGAATCTATCATGGCGGTCACGTATCCACCGGAAACGATCCTATCGGGTATAAGCAAATCCTGAACGCTTCGGCGTTTAGTGCAGCGGCCACGACAATGCCTGCGGTGTTTATGCTTGTCGATCTGCTTGGCTTCCATCCGATTACGACCGTCACAACGACCGGAGCGCAAACGCTCATCAATTCGGTGACGTTCACTGCGGCAAATGCGACCGATATTATTACTCATACCGGGTATGATATCGAACACATGAGCGCTGTTCAGGTGTCGAATTCAGGTGGCGCATTGCCAGCCGGGTTATCTGCTGCGACGACGTATTACACGATACGGCAAAGCGCGACGACCAGTAAGCTCGCGTCAAGCTACGATAATGCCGAGAATAACATCGCGATCGACCTCACGTCTGACGGAACGGGAACGAATACGATCACTGTTGAACTCCCCCGATACGCTGACGGGAAAGGCGTGCAGTGCTTCCTAGTACCGTCCACCGTTATGGGTGCTGGAACCCCAACAGTAACGCTGACGTACATTAACCAACTAGGCACGACCGGGCGCACGACGCCAACTTCGCCAGCGTTGCCAACACTTAACGCCACAGCTCCAGTCACGGCGATTCCGTATAGCGGAACAGCATCCGGCAAATTCGGGCCATTCCTCCCGCTTGCGTCAGGCGATGGCGGAGTTAGGCGAGCGACTGCGATTAACTTCTCCGCAACGATGACAAGCGGAGTGATGAACCTTGTCTATTGCAGACCGTTGTTGACGCTGCCGATGACGACGATTGGCGTCGCGGCTGAAAGGGATTTATTGTCGCAGATTCCAAGCCTTCCTAGAGTCTATGATGGAGCGTGTCTGACGTGGCTGATGTACGCAGGCGCGGCGACTCCGGTAAACAGTGCGTTCTACGGTCACATCGACTTCGGCTGGAGTTAATCCGTGGCTCTGATCGGAAACTATTCGACGGTCAATAAAACACCAGGCCGATTATTCGGCGGGCTTGAGGCGCAGCATCGGTCGAACTGGACAAAGAGCAATAGTTTCCAAAATTTCGCTTATCAATCAGGCGCGTCGAGTGCGCTGCATTTTGTCTCTGTTCCACCTGGCGCGGAGCCGCCGTATATCTGGGATCTACCGCTATACCGTGGCGCGATCAGTTCGCGGAATATCTGTCTAGGCGCGGCAACCGGAACCGGCGCCATCGCGGGCGGGCGGAATATAGAAGGGCAGGCCGATGGTACAGCAACGGGCACAGCAACGGCGAATCTGCTGTTATGGGCAAGTGGCGCGGCAACAGGCGCGGCAACGGGCACAGGGACCGTCTCTGGCGCTGTATCAGGATCTGGCGCGGCATACGGCGCGGCGACCGGATCAGGCGTTAAAAGCGCGCTAGCGTGGCTTTCCGGTAGTGCAGAGGGATCGACAGCCGCAACCGGCACGGCAGGCGCGGCAAGCCCGCTTGCTGGCGATGCTTACGGCGCGGCAACTGGATCAGGTACGGGCACGCTGTTGGGCATCCTGGCAGGGCTGGCATCGGGGCAGGCGACCGGATCAGGCACGGCTGTGCCCGTGCGGAACGGTTACGGCGTGGCGCACGGTTCATCGAGCGCAACCGGCGATGTACGGGGACTAGGGCACTTGTCCGGGACTGCGCTTGGCGTTGCGTCTGGATCTCTTACCACGTACGCACTTGGGAACATGTCTGGAGCGGTAACGCCATTCACGGAACTATCCCCACAGAATCTAGCCGCTGAACTTTGGAACAGCCTAGCCGCTGAATATCAAGCAGACGGTACGATGGGCGCGAAACTCAACGCGGCTGGCTCTGCGGGCGATCCTTGGACGGGTAACATTGAAGGAGTATTAACAGCAAAGGACGCTATGAGAATCCTGCTATCGGTCGCTGCAGGCAATACCGTTATTACAGACAATGGCAACGGAACCGCTATTGTCGAATTCAAGTCTCGCGATGGCGCAACATCAAGAGTATCTGCGACCATGGATGGATCGGAAAGAGTGAATGTTATAATTGATACAAATTAACCGGAGTATACCAAATGGTCGCACGAACTGGAGATGACAGGCTTCGGCGTATTTACGCCAAGAAGGCGGATGGATCGTTTATAGAGATCACTGCAGACGGTGCAGGGAAATTGCAAGTCAGCAGCGACGGGTTGTCAATTCCTGCGCATGACGCAGAAGTTTATACATACACCGGGGATGACGTAACTACTATTACTTACAAGACGGGAGGAATCGCAGGAACGACAGT